CGAGTTTGAAGCCGCAGAAACTGGGAAGCAAGCTGTTTCGCAAGTTGCAGAACTAGAAGCTGCGCTTAGAGTTAGAAAAGGGTATGACGCATTAGAGGGTGAAAGTTCCCTAAAGACACAGGGTATGTCTCGTGCAAATACTGCCATAGACAACCAAGTATCTTCACTCTCAACTCTTGCTACTCAAACGTATCAAGCATGGAAATCACAGCGTGATCAGTGGGTAAAAGACGGCAATGACGTTGTAAAGTTTAAACCTCAAGGACTAGGTGCTAAATGGAAGATGCCACCAGATAAACTTAACTTTGATCTTAAAAAGATGATTGCTGACGCAAAGGCTGGAAATACTACAGCACTAATGGAATTTAGTAACTACGTAGACAGCCTAGATTATGGCGATATAATACAAGTAGACGGGCATTTAGCAACATTCACTGGTCTTACCCACATATATAATAACTTGAAAGACCCCTCTGAAAATGCGTTAAAGATGCCTCTTCTGTTTGTAGGAAACATAAGCCCAGATAGCAAATACATGTATACGGGTATGGACTTTTAATATTAGAAAGATTTAAGTATGGGTTGGAGTTGGAGTACTACCGAATCTACTGAACAGAATACTGTGGCACCAACAGTGTCTCCTACTGTAGAACAACAAGACGTTTCAAAAAAGAAAAGCAGTTGGAGTTGGGATGTTGAACCCGTTCCATCTACGGATGTTTCTGAAGACATGGAAACATCTGAACCTTTGGCTACAGATAGTATCATTGAGGAGTACAGTATCATTGCTGCAGAGCAAGAGGTAGATGAAGAAGACTTGCCTCAAACACTAGCCACTGATCTGATAGACTTTGAAGACATGAGTTTTATCAGTGATGACATCTATGGAAATATTGATAATCCTGAGATGTATTACACGCAAGCAGACGCTGAAAGTTTTGCGGCTATTGAAGCACCGTGGTTACAACAAGCATACTTGGACATGGCTAAAGAAGAATTAAAAGCCGATCCTAAAAGTCCTTACTGGAAAAGTGAGGTAGCACGACTTGAAGGTGAAGGGTTTGCTATACCTGAATATGAGGATGATCCAAGTACACCTTACGATGAGTCCGATGTGTTTACACGAATAGAGCAAGGTCTTCCTGTAAACGACAATAAATTTCCCCCAATATTCCAAGATAAATTTGTAAAAGAGTTCAACCGCCGTAACACACCTGAACGTGTTGCGGAGTTGCGTGAGAACGCAGAAATACAGTACCAAGAATTTAAGAATACCCTTGAACCACGGATGCTAGAACAGGCTAAGGAAGCAGGATTTGACGATATAGAAAGTTTTATAGCTACCTTGCCCGAAGATCGTCAGGAAATGTGGGCAGCTAGACCAAAGACAAGACAAGAGTTCTTTGACCGTTCAGTAGAGCAGTCTGATCAAAACATTCGTGGTTCTATGATGGTAGCATACTCTCTGTTAAATGCAGAGAACCCAGTTACTAAACGGGCTGCTGAACTTATTATGCTGTCTGATGATTTTAATTTATCTGGAGGTAATCTTACTACTATTTTAGAAGAGATAGTTAACCCTGCTGCCACAATTGGTGAAATAAATGTAGAGGCATCTAGGTTCTCACGTCAAACGTATGGTGCGTGGGATAAGTTTATGGAAATCTTTGACGAAGCACGTAAGGTTGATCCTACAGATGAACGTACACTTAAACAGTATTTAGGTGGAATGGCAAGTGCAGCAGCATGGACTACACTAGACACTGTTTCTCTTCTTGTACCTGCAGCTAATATTGGAAAGAAGGTCGGTGGAGGCATTAAAAAATGGGTAGATGACCCCATATATAACAAAGCACGTAATGCACGTAGAGCAGGTCAGATGCGTGAACTGGAGTTACGTGCTGCTGTACGTAATAAAGTTAAAGACAATCCTAAAATTGAACAGGAAATGTTTGACGATCTTGAAGCACGTGGTATGGTTATCTATACTGAGCAAGATGGTAAGAAGGTACTGGACAGAGATAAGTTACGTGAGGCAAGTCTGCAGAAGACACGTGAGATAATGACGGGCGAGATAACGGATGCAGATGGTAAGAAGATTCCAGTTAACTTACCTGAAGATTCTTTAACTGTACCTATCATAGATGCCAAAAACTTTGAGGGTATTGTAGCCACGTTGATAGACTTTAAGAAGATTGCGCCTGAAGAGTTTGGTAAGAAGGGTGAACGTTCCATTGATACTATGGTACGCCTAACCCTTGAACGTAAAATAGAACCAACTAAAGTGATGCAAATACTAGCTGACAATGGACTCACGTTTGAAGAATTTATTGTAGGTACATTTGGTTCTGTTTCTAAAGCAGGTGAAGTTCTAGGTACATTCAGCGCACTAGGTAGAGTTAAACCTAAGAATATTGTTAACGAGATTGACTCAAAGGTAGCGATAAAACAAGAGGAAGTATTCTCTCAGTTTTATAACAGGTACTTCCTACGTAGCGAGGCGATAGCTAAAGGTGCTTTGGTTGCACCCGTAGCCGTGGCTGCACGTAACGTTGCTAGTGGTATTGTACGTGCTCCTATGGAAGTATTAAACAACGTACTATCTAATACTATGCTTGAGTTCTCACGTAGAGGTGTTAAGGGCGGTGGTAAAGCACTTATACCTATGACAGATAATTCTGTTTGGCGTGGAGCACTTGATCCATTAAAGTATATGTTTAGTGATTTTCGTAGCGCAAAGCACTTTTCTGACTATGTACTTGAACAATCCCCAGATCATTTTAGAGTAATACGTAATTCATTAAATGAAATTCAGCTTAACCTTGGAAGAGGGCAAGCAAGCAAAAAGAATACTACAGTAGGTGCTGTAGACAGAGTGTTTGACACTATGATGTCTGATGCAGAAGATATGGTTGCCTTATTAAATACACCTAACCGTATACAGGATCAGCTTATACGTAACGCTACATTCTATTCTGAACTAAAGCGTGTTGTTAAACGTGAATACAACATAGACTTTGAACAGGCTCTAGAAGAAGGTAAGTTAATGGACTTCTTTAGAGACTCTGAAACTGTACGTCCTAAAGATGCACCTAACTTTGCAAACCTTCTTGATCAGGCAGCTAACAAAGCACTGCGTGTTACGTATTCCGCTGCACCCGATAATCCAGTACTGCGTAAAGTAGCAAACTTTATTTCTAAATCACCTGCTACTATTTTTGTACCATTTCCACGTTTCATTGCTAACGGCTTTGAGTACTTCGCTGAGATGGGTGCGGTAGGATACATCGCTACTGGTGGTTTACCAATCGGTGGTGCTGTTAAACCATTGGCACGTAAAGCATATAGCATGTTTGATAGAAGTATGCGTGGTCCATTGACTGTTAGAGAGACTGAAGCAATTGCCAACAACATGATTGGTGCAGGTATCTTCATGGGTCTTACTGATCTATATGATCGTATGTCACCTGAACGTATAATTGAACAAGAGACTGACGAAGATTTACGCAATCAGCGTTCTGAAAATTATAAGCAGTTCCGTGTACCATTCACAGATTTAGAAATGGATATGACTGCTGACTATCCCGTTGCACAAATGAGTTGGATTATACAGGCTACACGTGAACGTAACCGTGGTACGTTTGATCAATGGGATGCTAAGAATGATTGGTTGGAACTGTTTGCAGGAGCGCAGTCACGTACTGGTGTTACTAACGTACTTGTAGAAGAGTTTACAAATATAATTGGCGATGTTGATAAGGAAGCAGATCAAGCTAAACTAGATCAGATTATTGGTAAAGCACTTGGTGCCTATGCCACACGTTTCGTTAACCCACTATTCCAGATTGTTGAAGCTGAACGTAAGATGGGCTTTAGAACCACTGAACGTAAAGAGGCACGTCAAGACTTCTTAATCACAGACCCTAACTTCCAACTTGGCTTTACACGTCAGGCAAGAGCACGTGGATTGATGGACCCAGATGCGGAAGCAGCATTAGATCAGAAGCAAACCATTACCGATACAGGTGAGACACGTGATAATATTATGTGGAGAGTGCTTGCAGGTAGAGCATTACGTGATCGTAACTCAACAATAAACTTCTTTTCAAATATAGGTATTGATGATCCTAACTACGATCTTGGGAGTAAACATAAGATGATCTCTGTGCAGTCTTATCAGAATGAGAAGGTCAGTGAAAAGATGCCTATGTTTATGGACTTAGCCAGATCAGCAGGATCACGTGCAAGAGCAGAGTGGAACAGGGATGCTGATCTTCAAGAAGCATACACTGAACCTGAGTATGTACGCATCCATATGCGTGACAATATAAAAAGTAACATCAATAAGTACAGAGGTATAATTGGTGAAGGTGATAGTATGATTAAGAAGCCTCTTGAAAATAGTATCAACAAATTCATGGCTCTTGGTAAAGATCGTCGTAGACTTGCTGAAGCTGACTTCATACGAATGACGGGTAGAGAAGTAGACTTTGGAAGTGTTGAAGATGTGAAAAGACTTCTTATGTATTCAGCAAAACGTGACGAATTAAAACGTAGATAAACAAAGGGGGCCATCACAGCCCCCTCTTTTATTATCGGTTGTCACCTGACCCTTGAATGACACCCCTTGATTTCCTGTCATGTAGCTTACGAAGATTGTTCTTTGCAAGTTCTTTCATATCTACATTCAGGTCACGGCATAGTGCCGCAATATACCATAAGCAGTCCCCCACTTCATCTGCTATGGCATTTCTGTCAAACTTCCCATCACGTAATATCTTCTTTACTTTATTGGCTACTTCACCTGCCTCTGCTGCCAAGCCTAGTGCAGGGTAGATCACCTGATGTTCATGTTTATAAACAGCAGTTTCTGCTGCCATGTCTTGATAAGACTTAAAGTTTAGGCTTTCATATTTCTGTTCCATAAATTTCTTAGCCTCGTCCTCTAGCTTCATATTCCTTTACCTTCTTTAACTGCTCAAAATAGGCTACGTTAAAGCCTCTATTCCACTCACGAAACTGCATAGTGTCTTGGTGGAATGGATTACTAACTCTGCCTCGTTTGAAATCGGTGTATCCTTTTTCATATTGCATACGTAGTGGTGCATCATACTTACCTAGACCACGTTCCTTACGAGTTTTCTTGTGTGAATATGACATATGACTATCTCCTTATGCTACCGAGCTACCTGCGGTGTTGATTAATTCTGCTTCTGTGTATGGAATGTGATAGAACTGTTCACCTTTTAGGATGTTACGTCCACGTGCTTCACGTAGTCGATCCTGTGTCAGGCTTGTGTCCTTGATACGCCATGCTTGCTTCATATCCTTACGGAATATGTAGAAGTTAAGCACACCATTCTCCCCCTCATACTTAGTTAACAATTTACCCTTACGTTCAGGAATACGAATGTCTTCCCAGTGTGTGGGCCAGTCACCTGTCCACGCAACCTTTACCTCTGCTTCATTGAAGTACGTGTAGTCTTTTTTCTGGGATACCACATCAACGGAGTAGTTCTCTTCTGTGTTTACGATTGTGTGTCCCGCACTTTCCAAGTACTGCACTAGCTTATCTTTTGCTGGTGCGTCATAGGCTGCGTACAAGGCACGGCTAAATTGCTTACGAGTAGGTGTCATGTTAGATACTCCTTCAGTTCTGTGTAGCCACCGATATGCGTTCCTTTGTCGTTGAATATCTGTGGTACTGTGGTTATACTTGAACGTTTTAATAAATACAATAGCCATTTGCTACTGCCCGATTGAATGTTATATTCTACATAGTTTATTCCTGCTCCTTTCATCAATGCTTTTGCATCATCACAGAAGTTGCATTGATCACGAGTGATTATCACGTACATCTTTCCTCCATTGTAATTCATGTATCAGTTTCTTTTGTTCGTATTCACTCATTATAACCCAATCTCTGATCTCGTCAATAGTTCTTTTGCACCCTGCACACTCACCGTTTTCAATGCGGCATACCAGAATGCAGGGTGATGGTACGTTACCTACACTAGGTCTACGATTTCGCATGAGTCACCTGAACATGCCATTGTCTGCATAGCAACGGTGTTGTCTTCTGACTCGTACTCACCTAGCTTATCCCAATCAATGCGTGGTGGCATCTGCTCTAGCATGTCTTTGTACTCTTGCTCAGTGCAATCCTGATATGGTGCCTGTTGGTAGGTGTGGTCTGAGTGTGGCAAGAATGACACACCTGACATTTCATCAAAGTGTTTGTACACGAATGCACCCACCTCTAACCACTCACTATCACGAACTGAGATAGTCACACTTGGTTTGTGTTCACAGTAGTGACGTTGATACATCAACCATGTCTCTAGCTGTTCCACTGCGGTCATATCGTTACGTGTGACTGCATTGTCAGGTGACTTCATAGGGAAGCTAAACACCGTAGTCGTGTCACCCTTGAACACACATGGCTCATTAGGAATACCCTGATCAATCATGAACTGTGTCAGCGGGTCTTTGTTATCTCCTCTAACGGTTCGGATGTAATAGGGTGAGTGACGGGCGTGGATACCACTGGCTGAATCCACAAGCTGCGAGACTGTTCCAGATGGTTTAACAGCAGAAACAGCAACAGATTGAGTAATGCCAAGTTTAGCAGCCCACTCAGCGTTTGTATCAACAGCCACTTCACGAAGTCTCTGCAAAGTTTTATCAAGTCCTGCATTTTTTACCGTCATTAGAGGGTTGTCCATTATGCCTGTAAGAGACACGCCAAGCAACCTCTCTTCCTCTGTATTTTTCTGCCACACTTTTCGCAAGTAGGGAAACTTGGTGTATGTGGATTGGATCGTACCAAGTATCGTAGCCAGTCGTACCTTTCGTGCCAGATCGTCAATAGTATCTGTTGCACGTACCACCACCTCAGTAAGATTACAGAACTGATAAGGGCGAAGGATAATCTCTGAGCAAGGATTAGTTCCGAAATCATAGTTAGGATCACGTCTGCCATACTTCGCAGCTTGCTTTTTAGATGCTTCACGATTGAATACTCCTCTTTCACCTGATTTACTTTCTACCAGTGCAGTCCACTCACGCATGAATGTTTCAACATCTGGCTTCTCTGTGTAGCATACTGAGTTATTAGCCAATGCACGGTGTGCTGCAGTCTCCCACCACTGCCCTGACTTAGCATGACGCATACGATCATCACTCAAGTTGGACAGTGAGATCATTGCTGAACGGCGTACACCACCTACCACAACGATCTGACCAATGAAGCACATCAAGTCGTGACACTCTAGTGAAGATAGCTTGCGTCCTGCTGCATTCTTAAATGTATTAACTGTAAAGTTAAACAATTCAACAAGAGGGGCAGGGCCACTGGCACGTCCACCAAACGTCTTCAGTCGTGCACCTGCAGGGCGTACAAGTCCTACGTCCCACTGTGGAATCTCACCTGACCACAATAGTGCAAGCAGTTGACGGAATGCCTTAGCCCATCCCTCTTTGCTATCCTTAACTACGATTGTAGTCTCAGATGGGAATAGTAACTCAGGCACCTCTGGTAGCTTCTTAATGTACTGACGTTCAACACTGAAGCCTACACCTGTACCACACAGCAGAATGAACATGGCTTCATCAAAAGCCTTGGGATCATCTACTGGTAGATAACTACAGTTGTACCCTGCTGTATTATCACGTGTAAGTGCAGGGCCAGCGGTCATCATTGCCCTCATGCTAGGCATAATCTCTAGGTTCAAGATAGCCTGTTCAATGTCTTTTGCTACGTTAGCAGCATTGTCCACTACTGGCTCAACAACGTTGTCCATATATCGGGATACTGTGTCTGTCCACGACTCACGTCCACCAATATCAAAGTACTTGGCATAACGTGACTTGTGAATGAACGATTGGTAGTCTGTTGGTAATATATTGCTCATGTTCACTCCGTTAGTATTTTAATTGTTTTAATTTCCATTCCATCCACATCGTAGATACAATCTCTCAATGTCTCTTCCGTTTCCTCTGTCACGTCACCATCAACTGGGAAAGGATATTCTTCTTCATCAATCTCCAAAGTCAAGAATACTTTGACTATCATTCTGCTTCACCTCAATCAGTTTATTCAAATACCACTGAGCCTTGCGTAAATCCTCAGTGCCATTCTTGTAACGATAACGCCACAAGTATTTCATTATGTTACCTTGAAGATAGTATTCAAACCCATCTCCAGTAGCGGCTAGTATGGCATCAATGCATTCAATGCCAGCTTGGTTATAGTGTGGTGGTTGGTTTACATTGTCTGCCATATTAATCTCCTTAGTTGAATCGTAGTTTGATTACGTTGCTATCATCTTCGTGTTCTGTTGTCACTTTCTTAACGTGTTCCTCTGGTGCTTCAGATAGGGCATCCAGTGTATATTGGTACAGCTTACTGCGGAACTGTAAGTCCTCTTCCATAAGAGGGATAGATGAGAGAGTCATGTTAGTCACTATGTCAACGTGTGCATAGTCTTCTTCTTTCATGTAGTTCTCGTCCATAGTCAGGTAGCCTACATTCAATTCCCCTGTCCATGTATCATCAGTGTCCATTACAGGTGAGATACGAATAACAAAGTCATTAGGTTTAAAGTCTACGTAGATTGTATCGTCTTCATCTTTACTCATGTTAGCTCCTTATTATTTTTTCCATAGGGAATGTTATTAAGTCTGGGTGTTTATCTTTACCACGTTCCTTAAGCCACTGCAAGGGTG